ATTAGCCGTCATTTCCAAAAGGAAACATGGTCCTACTTACAAAATTTTCCACAGTTCAGGGCTACGGGTCATCCTCTCGAGGTCTCGGATCTCGAAGGTGTTGCCTCACGTATGCGTAACATCGAAAGTAGATACGGCTCACTAAACTTTGATAAGTATGTTAGTGGCGATTACTCTGCTGCTACAGACGGAGTCGACCTTCGAATGACCTTATTGATTTTTCACGCTTTCGCTGATAGATTTAAGATATCAGACGAGTTGCGTCACATACTATACTTAGTGATTGGCCCCCAAAAGATAAGTTACCCTCCAAAAGCGAACATTAGTGAATTTGATCAAGCTAATGGTCAGCTTATGGGTTCGACTCTATCTTTTCCGATATTATGTTTAATTAATATAATATCCTATTGGGACGCTTTTGAGTCCTATATTAATGATATATTTGACTCACCTAAACCCATCCACTTGGCGATGGAAGATCTTCCTGTATTAGTTAATGGAGATGATATTCTCTTCCCTGCTAACGATTACTTCTACGAAATGTATTGGAAGTATTCGATAGAAAAGGTAGGTTTTAAACTATCTTTGGGAAAGAATTATATCTCCTCGAAGATCTGCACTATGAATAGTATGGTTTTTCATATATTGCCTAACGATAAATTCCAATTTATCCCATTCTTGAATATCGGTCTTTTAACCGGTGTTTCCAAGCATGGTGGTAGAACCAATGACCGTCTAAAGCCTATTACCGACATCTATAATCAAACCATAGATGGAACTTTCCGTCCTAAGGAAGTTCATGGTAAATTCATAAATTACAATCAGGCTGCAATTAATAAGATTTCCAATAATGGTAAATATAATATTATGTTACCTTGGGAATCGGGTGGTCTAGGATTTGTAAATAATAGTATTAAAACCACTATTACACAATTCCAGCGAACCTTTGCCTCCTATGTAAGATACTATGCTCAAGACGACATTGATAAACATGGAAAAATTTCCAAGTTAGGCTTGGTTGAGTACAACCAATTTAACCATGACTTCAATGAAAGACTTCATGGTAAACCTGAACTTTTCTTTTTCGATAAAAGTGATATCATTCCAGAAGGTTATATTCCTTATGGAAAGTGGCTACAACAATTCGTAGTACGGTCCCCTCTATCTTATTCTTACGATTTTGAAAA